TGGATCGTATTTATGTATTTTTTTGCTCCTTGAGTTTATTATTGGATCTTTGCACATTAATGTATTCGCAATTTGGCATCGCACGTCGCGTTCAGTTTCTTCACGCACATTGCTTATTTTTTTTGTTTATTATTTCATCTGTTTGTTCTTTTTCAACTTTTATTTGCATGTCATTATACAATGTCGCGTTTATGTTTTCGTCATCGATTAGTTTATCAATATCAACGTGGGAATGTGTTCTAAATTTATCGATATTATTATCTATTATTTTTATTATATGTTCATATTCATCATCATCGACCATATATGTTTCTTTCGATGGTGTATGGTTGGATTGCTCATAGCGGATTTTAAGTTTGTGTAAGTACGGATGACAGTGTATGAATCGCTCAAATTGTATATGATGATAGCATTCATGTAGTTGTTTTATGTATGGCGTTGATTCATTGCGGAATTTATATTTTAATTGTGCATACCGTCGCGATATATCGTGTGTATTTCCTATTTTTATTAATAACATACCATCGACGGTATTGATATGAAGTATATATATTACATTACATCGTTCATAATTATGCATTATCACGTACGAATTGGTTTCGTTGTACATGTCCATATATTTTTTCTCGATATCATTGCATATATCTGTTATTATTTGTTTTTTAAATTTGGTTAAAATTGTTAATAATAATAATCGCATCCTATATTTTTTTGTTGACATACAATACCGAATTATACCACTTAATGTAAACATATTTTTACTTCGCATTTTATTACTCGCACCAATAACGTCGCATACAACAACTTCTCGAAGTTGCTTATATTTAGACAAGTTATCTAATATGGTGGGGTTATTTGTAATTTTGGATATATGAGCGCAACTGAATAATGGATCTAACGACGTTCCGTACACGTTTATATTATATCCGTCAAATAAAATTGACTTGATAGAATTCATTTGTATATTAATGTTAAAAACATTTCTTTATATTGAGATATATCATACTATATATTTTTAACAGGTATGTAAAATTTTAGCCGGTATGTAGAAATCTTAAGGGGGGTGTAGAAATCTTAAGGGGGGTGTAGCAAAATTATTCTATACGTAGCCAATTTTCAACATACGTAGGCAAATGCGATTGATGACATGTAACGTGTCGCGATGACATGTGATGTGGTATGAATCATTTATGGCATGTATGCCATACATTCTAACCCACTCAACGTCATCTAATATCGTTCATACAATGCCATGCGTATGTATTACAAATAAGCTATTATCGGTAATACATGTATCTATTAAATGCTTGGATAGAACTCCCAATCAAGCTCGTTGCATATTTTTTTCCATATAATGTCTTGGTTACGCAGTTTTTCGCGGCTTTTCAGTAACGTAAACCAAGATGACTCCGTATGCAAACCAATAAGCCTACACATTTTATTTAGCACATACGAATAGCTCAAGAAATTAATGCGATTACACGGCTTATGTTTTTCAAACGGCACCTGTATTTGCCTAAACATATCCTTTAACTTTGTTTCATCATCTCTCGATATCCTAGGTGGTGGTATGCCGTTTATATTGCTTATAATATGTGGTATATGCTCGTAATATTGATTATATTTAAGTGTCTTTAATAGCTTTTTAACACGCTCTATAGTTAGATTTTTGATGTCATATATCCTATTTTTTTTAAGTTCATTTAAAATATTTTTATAAACCTCTTGAGGAATATCAATACTCTCCTTTGCTTGAAGCTGTGTAACCCACTCATTAAAATGATTAATCCGTTTATATGGATAGTTGGGTTTTTCTTGAATATTATCCTTATAATTTAATACATCTGCATCCATAAAAATGCGAGTGGAGTTACCGCATTTATTACATATAATATAACCAGTTGTCAAATCATGCAATGCAGTACCATCGATGCAGTTACAATATGTGCTATATATAAGTGATGCATATATGTTATTTTTGTTCTGTAATATATTGTTATATTCGTTAAGCAACGTTGCTTTATTTATACATTGCGTTTGGATACTAGTAATATTACCTAATACGGTATCATCGGATGTAGTATTTGGTAATATACTGCCGTCAAAATAATCTATTAATATATTGCTAACTAGCGCATAATAATGCATCTCTGTTTTATTATTTTCGATGTCATTGATATCATTACATATTTTACTTATTTGATCCTTAATCGATGTTATTTGCTTGATATTCGTATATATATCCTTTTTGTATTCATATAATTGCGTATTCAATTCATGTAATTGTTTTTTTTTAAAATCGATGTTGTTGCGATTTTTTACGAATGAATTAAAATTGTCGTTATGTATGTTATATATAGTGGGATTATGTGTGTTTAGTCTAACGTGTTTACACTTCATTTTATATATGCATACATAATATTTCTATAATTGCTATAGAGTATTAAATAATGCATTGTAATGCGAATTAATTGGTTATTGTATTAATCAACTAATTTGCCATAAAAAGCACACTACCATGCGGTAAAGCTAGACATAACGCTTTCCATATCATCGCATTTTAAATAGTATTTACGTCCATTTAATTCCAATTCGCTGATCCGGTGTGGATTGAATGGCGACATATCAGATGAATATATTGAAATGAAATCACAGTCCATATTATCAGACTTATTGTATGAGCATATAAAATATGTAATAACACCAGCAATAACACCGCCTATTGACGAATATAATATGTCTTTATACATGGTATTTTGAGTATATTCTTCATCATCGTTATCATGTTGCTTTTTAAGTACAAAGAATGCAATGACGGTGACAATAATCATACATATAAATGCACATAGACATTCGGTTGAGCACATAAAATTAGATATTTTACCTGACATGTTTATATTTTTATATTATATATTTATATAAAATATTTTCGATCGCAAATAAACATTTTGGAGAATTATTATTGGTATAATAATTCCCTAAATAAATAAGTAATTTAACTAGCATATGCAAGGCCACCCATACCAGACATAATACGCAATACATTGTAAGAGAATGCAAAAATATACAACTTACTGTTGTCATTTACAACGTCAATTGTATACGTGTCATCCGACTTCTTAGTTGAGTCCAAATAAGACATTGTTAATTGAACAGAGTCGATTCTTGATAGATTTGCTGTACCGGATGGCTGATGATCTTCTGGTTTCAATGCAAACGAATACACGTTAATGCCATCACAGGGTGTTGCCGTATGATGTTGATATGGTTGTACATAGTTAAAGTATCCACCAGCACGCGCATCCATACGGTCATTGCCATTGAATTGCAAAAGCGCAGTTGATACAGGATTAGCTGATCCATCTAATAAGATGCCGTAGTTATGATGTTGATATACTGTTGTGTCCAACAATTTACCATATGCCGTTCTTGTATCCGTCCATGCGCTCAATGGACTGCTAATATCACGCAATTCAATCTTGTGTGAAATGTATGTAATCGATGCAACAATTTTTGTATTTGACGATTCTGGTGCCGCCTTAATCGTAATATGAATTTCGGATACCTTTGACAATAAGCTCAAATTATTCTTGATCAGCGACTTTACATTCAACATAAGTGCAGGACCTTCGCTAACAGCAACCGCAGTTCCTGAGCCATCTCCAGCACGATCCATTGATACGGTTATTGATAAGTCAGTAAATCCAGCGGTAGTTAGTTCTGCTGCCAACGTATTATTTTGTTGATACACTGGAGTACCGCCACCATCCGTTTCAGTTAGCTCGATCCATGTATTTGTAACGGCGGCTTGTGTCGATAATCTACCCAATGTAGCGTCCTTTGTACCGCTGATGTTCAATGAGCCAAGTACCAAATTATATGCTGCTTCATTAACGGCGCCTGTCCAGTCATTTTGATGAGTGTATGCCAAGAATTTATTGCCCAAGAAATTACCATTCTTCAATGCCCATACGAGTTCCTTTGTTGGATGATTAAAGCCAAGCTTATGTTTGGTGCGTAGGCCTGTTACGGATTCCTCTCCAGTGAATTGCAATTGTTCAATCAAATATTCATGCGACATTTGTGCGAATCTGCGTCGCTCTTCCGCATCCAAGAAAATGTAGTCAACTAACAAACTAGCATTTTGAATCTTCAATGTATTGTTTGCGTTGAATGTTGAATAGCTGTTGGTAACGAGTAATTCACTAATGTTCTTAAATTCAAAATCAACACGTACCTCATGATATTGTAATGCAATCAATGGCAATGCCAATCCAGTATTTCGACAGAATGTAAATTGCAATGGAATGTACAATGTGTATTCTGGTTTGACTGCGGTTGATGTCGATGATGTTGTTGCATATGCATCTTGTAATTCAGTCAATTCCTTAATATCACCAATCATCTTAGCGTAACCGACTTCATGCGAGTTATCTTCTGACAATTCGTACCAAATGTTCAACCAATCACCGTAATGCTTATCGATCTTGGACCCGCCAATTGTCAATTCGACAGAGTTAATTAAAGCATGTCCAACACGTCTAACCCAAGCTACCTTTAAAATTTCTTTAATTGCCTTCGACATCGTTGAGTTCAATGCCGATACGGTTTCATCGGATGTTTGTAATGTTGCTCTGATTTCTGGCAACTTGCACATTAAATACATGCGTGTAACCAAATCACCATTTCTCAAAATATTCGCTGTGCATTTCCTTCCAAAATCCGGGGTTCCGCTGAACGAATGTTCAATGCATTCAATTGCAAAATTTGTATGTCTTCTGTAAATATTCTTGAAAAATGTAATTACCGGTTGCCCAGTCAAATATACATCTTGAGTGCCGTATGCAACTAGTTGTACCAATGCTCCCATGATTTAAGTTATTGATTATATATTATTTGTTTAGAAAATTTTTTTTGTCATAAAATACTATATGTTTTTATGGTGTGCATATTGGGTGAAAAAATTGAAATTAGTAACCGTATACATTCTGTATTAAAGTTTGTTAATTCATTTTAACGAATTCAAATTTACCA